TCAGAGCTTTAGGGCTTGCTCCAGCAAGGGGATCATGTCCGGGCCGTCCTTGCTGATGTACTTGCCGTAATGGCGTTCAAGCATGGCAATGGTGGTGTGGCCCATCTGGTCCTTGAGCCATTGCAGCGTCACAGCTCCGGTGGTCAGCAACTGGCTGGCGTAGGTGTGGCGGCAGTTGTTCGGCCCCCGGTACCGCACTTCGGCCGCTTCCAGGTGCGGGCGCCAGAATCCCTTGAGCAGCATGTCCGAGCTGCTGTGCGCTGCGTCGGTGCTGGTGCAGTGGAACACGAACCGCAGCGCCTGGCGCTTCCTGGTCTTGTTGTCACGGTCGAGCACCTCGACTTCCACCGGTTTGAGCTTCTGCGTGTGCATGGCCATCGCGTGCAGCGCCTGGAGCGCTGGCTTGAGCAAGCGCACCTCGCGGTTTGACCGCCTGTTCTTCGTAACCTTGTACACGCCACGCACTTGGCCACGGCGGAACCTCACCGTGCCGGCCTTCAGGTCGACGTCCTCCCAGGCCAGGGCGATGGCCTCCGACACCCTCGGCCCCGTCCACAGCATGAACTGAGCGAGATATAGCTCCTGGAGCTTGTCCGTGGGCGTGCTGAGGATGGCGTCGATTTCCTCACGGTCGAATGGGTCGACCTCGTCCGGGTCGGGCTGGCGGATGGTGATGCCCTCTGTCGGGTCGTGCGCCGAGCGGTTGCGCGCGCGGTACAGGGTGAATATCTGCTTCACCAGGCTGACGATCTCGCGCACGGTGCGGTTATGCAGGGACGGCATCAGCGTCTTGTGCACCCATTCCTGTAAGTGCAGGTGGTCGATGGCGTCGGCCTGTTCGTCGCCCCAGCGCGGGCGGATGTGCGTCTCGACCTTGCTCTTGTAGGTGCGGAAGCCGGATGGGGCCATCTCGTTGCGTTTGATCTCGAGCCACAGATCCATGTAGTGGCCCAGGGTGTTGGTTTTCACCCTGGGCGAGTCGGGGAAGTGGCGGGCATAGCTGAAGGTGCCCGCCTTGATTTCGTACTCGATCATGCCGACCAGGCGCTCAGCCTGGGCGACGTTTTCGGGCGTGGCGTCGCCGTTGAACGGCTCGCGGCACAGCTCGCCCTGATAACGGAAATACACGCGCACGCGGTTGCCGCGTACCTCTACACCCTTTGCCATTGCGTACCCACGCGAAACAACGAAAGGCCCAGTGTATGAGCCATTAAAAAACTCGGCCCATATGCGGGCCGAGAAGATGCAGTGCCCGATTCTTGCCAGGCGGCAGGGCGCGGGGCGGTATACTCGACCCACGCCCGCCGGCCGTGCATCGGGCAAGGATCACGGCCGTGTCGGGTGCTCCATCTATTCTTCTTGCCGCGCTGACTCTCATGGATGGGTGAAGACGACGCGGTCTTTCGGGTCGATCAGGTCGCGTTGTTTCTCCACCAAGCGGGCCGGATCGAGGCCGAGTTTTACGGCCATGGCTTCGGCGGCGTGGCGGGCGCTGATGGTGTTGCTGGCGGTGCGCTTCTCGCCTTTGACGGTGGCCACGTAGGTGCCGGTGGCGTAGCGGCAGCGGATTTCAACGGCCATAGCGGCGGCGCTCCTGTTTGGCGAGGCGTTTGGCGGCCAGTTCGGCCATGAAGGCCGACCACTCGGCCTGCTTGGTTTGCTGGCGGGTGCGGCTGCATTTGGCGTGCTTGCCGGTTGAGCGGGGCTTGCCGCAGATGTCGCAGATGCTGGGCAGGTCGAGTCGGTGACTGGCCAGGGTTGGGCGTGTGCGCCGCCCCGGTGTGGTAGCCTTATCGGCGCTGACTTCTTGGTTTTTCACTTGCATGGTGGTTCTCCTTGGGGTTGGTTGGCCCTGGTGAGTTGCCGCTCACCGGGGCCTTTCTTTATGCCGCCACGTAACCAGAGGCGGTCTTGCTCAGCAGGCCGGCTTCTGTGGCCTGCTGCATCAGTCGGGTGGTTCTTTCGCTGCCCATCCTCAATTCCTTCGCGACCTGCCTGACGGCCAGCTTGGTGCCGCTTTCCGTGCGGGCGATCAGTTGCAGCAGGTCAGCCGGGAACGCTTCATCTGTTGCGGCTTCTGGCTGCGTTTTCGCGTGTTCCTGGGGGCGTTCCTCGGGGCGTTTCTGGCGTTCCGGCGCAGTAGCGCGCGCGGTTTCGGTAACGGGTACGGGGCGCAGTGCGCTGAGGATCAGTGCTGGCACCACCTCCAGCGCCAGGGCGAAGCCGAGGCAGAGTAGGGTGGCCAGTTCCAGCGGCAGGCCTGCCGCCTTGGCCGGTTGGCTGCGCAGGGCGGTGAGTTCCTGCGATGCGGTGTCGCGGCGTACCTGGGCGGCGGTGCGTTGGGTGTCGATGCGAGTGAGGGCGGCGCTTTCCAGCTCCAGGGCGCGGCTGACCATGCCGCGCTCGCGCAGGGCGTTGGCCTGGTGATGCACGGCGGCCGCTTCGGCGTCGAGCTGCTCGATGCGGGCGGCGTCGGCCTGGCGCAGCTCCAGTAGGTCGGCCTGGCGTTGTTCGTGTTGCGCCTGGTGTTCGGCCTGGCTGGTGATGATCGAGGACATAAGCCGGTCGTAGGTGGCCCAGCCAGAAACGGTGCCCAAGGCCAGGGCACTGGCCATCATCAGCAGCGCGGCCAGGATGCGGCGGGCTGCCAGCAGCATCAGGGCGAGCGGCCACGCGGCGTACTTGAATAGATCCAGCACCACGGCGGCCGAGGCGAACAGGGTGGCCAACACGGTGTTGTCGATCAGCGCGGAAATGGCCATCGCCACCGACGTGGCCGTGACGCCGGCGAGGGCGGCGACCATGGCCAGCAGCGGCCAGCGGTGGTGGGGTTGTAGGTGCATGGTGGTTCTCCTTGGGGTAGCCCCGCCGAGTTGCCGCTCGACGGGGCTGGAGTGGGTCAGCTACTGAGTGGGTCGAAGGCGAACTCGCCAGATTCGGCGAAGGCCTGCAGGTGTGGCAGTAGTTGGCGCACCTGTTCCTGGCTGATGTGCATTCGGCTGCTGACTACGGCGCCCACTGGCAGCTTCACGGGCTGCCAGCCCTTGCCAGATTCCATGACCTGGATGGTGGGGCTGGTGACGCCGAACCAGCAGAACACTTGGTCGCCCATCAGGCTGCTGATCTGAAGTGAGCATCTTTCGCCGTACTCATCCTCGAAGAGGATGATCGGGAAACCACGGTCGGTGACTTTGCAGGCGAGGTCTTTGCTCATGATTGCGCTCCCTTGAACGCCTCGACAGCCGCTGCGTACTCGGAGGGGAGAATCTCGACCGCGCCCTCGATCCAGCCGGAGGTGGGTTTGCCGGCGGCGACTTTGGCCAGGTGGTCGGCCTCGTCGATCGAGAAACCCAGGAGGAAGTAAGCCGTGCCCTGGTGCTCGAACGTAACGCCACCACACAGGAGCAGGTTGCCGGTGTTGACGCCGAGGCGATCCCAGTAGCTGTGTACGTCGATGCGAGGCGGGTAGTTTTCGCGCCAGAGGGTGAGCAGGCGCTCATGCTCGACGCGTATATCGGCGCGCTCTTTCTTTTCGGTGCCCTTGGGGATGACGGGCTTGGTGCGCAGTTCGCGGTAGCCCCATTCGTCAGGGCGGCGCCAGTGCACATCGAGCGCCTTGTCTGCGCTGAGTTTCACGCCGCCGGCGTAGTTGCAGGTGATGGTGCCAAACAATGCGCCAAGCGCGGCGGATTTCGCGCGTAGCTCGGCCTTGGCCTGGTACAGCTCTTGAACGATGGCCACTGTGGCCGGTGCGGTGGATTTGTAGTGGTGCTGCATGGTGGTTCTCCTTCGGATGGTGCCCAGGCGTTGCCGCGCCTGTGCGGTTGGGTCAGTGAGCGACGGCCAGCAGGGCGTCAGGCGCTGCGCTGCACGCGGCGAACAGGACGAACATGGCCAGGCCGCTGAAAATCAGCGTCCAGACCGTGCTGGTGGGGGTGTCGTTGCTGGGTTGCATGGTGGTTCTCCTTCGGGGTTATGCCGGCGTTGCCGCGCCGGCTTTGGGGTGCTGCTGGAAGATCCAGCACTTCACGGTGGGGGACTTGAAGACGGTGAGGTTGTTGCGCTTGGCCTGGTGCTTGCGCACGGCGCTGGCCACTGCGACGTTGGCGTCGACGAACTTGCGGGAGCGGCTTTCCTTGAGCAGGTCGCGCAGCACGTTGATGTCCGGCAACTTCTGCTTGTGCTCCTGGGCGCGTTCGTAGAAGTCGTTGAGGTTGATGGCGATTTCGCCCTTTTCCGCGTTGTTGCTGTGGTTGACCACCGGGCCTTCGCCGTCCAGGCCTTCGAGGAAGTCGAACACTTCCCAAAATTCGGCCACGTGCTGGTGGTCGGCGCTGATCGATGCTTGGCGCTCCAGGGCCATGGTGATGATCTGCCGTTGCGTGGCGCTGACCTGGGCGTCGCTGATGGGCGCAACCTGGCGCAGGCAGTGCAGCAGGGCCAGCAGCATCGCGTGGTTCTTGCTGATGCGCTCGACGCGGATGTAGCCGCGCAGGGTGTTGCCGCAGTTCGGGCAGGCGTGGCTTTCGTTGGCGGTGGCGTAGGGCGTCTCGCACTGCCAGCAGTGGGTGTGCAGGCGGCGCAGGCGCGATTCATAGCCGGGGAAGTACTCGGCGAAGGCGTCCAGCACGCCGGCTTCTGCCTTGATGGCCAGCAGCAGGAAGTGGCTGAGCATGTCGCCGTCCAGGGCGTTGAGTTTGTCCGCCGCTGCACGGCTCTCCGGCGTTACCTGGGGGCGCACGAAATGCAGCTTGCAGATGCGCGTCATGATCGCTTCGTGTGCCACTACGGCCGCGTTCTGGCTGATGGCGATGGTGCCGCGAAAGGGCGGCTCGTAGGTTTCGTTGCCCGCTGTTTTCACGCCCTTGGTGGCCAGGGTGCCGCCGCCGAAGAAGTCTTTCAGCTCGTCCCATTCAAAGGTTTTGGCGTGGGGTTTGTCGTCGCTGTGGCGGTCGGCCTCCAGATACACCACGGGCATGCCGGCCACCTGACCCATGAGGCGCGAGCGACCTGCTTTGGTGGATTTCATCGGGTCGAAGCCCTCGTAACCGGGGCGGCCGAGCAACTTCCACAGCAGGTTGAGCAGGGTGGTTTTGCCGGCGCCGGCCTCTCCGGTCGCCTCCAGGAAGGGGAAGGACTGCCAGCGGGCGCGAATCTGTTCGCAGAACAGCGAGCCAAAGAACCACACCAGGGCCACCGCACCCTGGGCGCCGAAGCACGTCCAGAGCAGCTCGAACCATTCGCTGCTGTAGGCCTTCGCGTCGCGGCTGGGTCGGATGGTGACGCCTTTTTGCAGGGTCTTGATGCGCAGCTTGCCGAACTCGAAATAGTCCTCGGCGTTGGCCTCGTAGACCTGGCCGTCCTTGACGGCGATATCGCCATACACGTAGCAACCGTGGTCGCGGCTGTAGCCCACAAAGTCGATGGTTTCGACGGTTTTGATGCCGTAGGTCTGCAGCTTCATGATCTTTTCGAGCTGCTGGCCGGTACCGGTAAACATGGCGCCGGCGGCCATGCCAAGCAGGCGCTTTTTGAACTCGCTGGCGGCGGCGATGTGGGTGGCGGTGAAGGTGTTCTTGACGCTGGGCGCGCCGTGGGGGAAGTCGACGCGCAGGTAGTACCAGGATTCGTCGGTGATCTCGTTGCGCTGGAAGTACAGGGCTTCGAAGTAGCAGTTGGCGATTTCGTTGACGCTGCCGGACAGGCGCAAGGCGCGTTCACGGATTTGCGCGTTGCTCAGCTCGCGGTGTTCGCCCTTGTCGTCGCCCTCGATCGCCTGAACGGCCTTGTTGTATTTGTCCAGGTCGAGCGACCACCAATACAGGCGGTTGTCGAAGCCGAAGTGGAACTCGCGCCACTCGTTGCGCTGGTACATGAGCAGGCCTTTTTCCGAGGCGCTGTCGGCGATCAGCAGGGCGCCCTGGTAGCGGGCTTCGTCCAGATCGGCCGCTACGCGCTCTGCACGCTGTTCGGCGTCGTCTATGAAGGCCCAGCGCTGGTGCAGGTCGTTCCAGTCCACTTTTTTGCCGCGCTGGGGGATTAGCGCGGCCTCGCAGGTGAAACCGAGTGCACGGGCCTGGGCGACCCATTTGCGGGTGTAGCTGCGGGCTACGGGCTCGTTGTCCAGCGCCCAGACCAGGGTGGGCAGGCAACGGTCAGCGTCGATGCAGGCCTGTTTCAGCTCGCGGAGCGATTGCTCGGGGAAGGCGTTGCAGCTCATGGCCGAGACGGCCGGCACGTCGTGGTGCAGCAGGGCGATGGCGTCGAAGATGCCCTCGACGATATGCAGCTCGTCCAGCGTGGTGAGGTCGAGCGACGGCGGGCACCACCAGACACCCTTGTAGCTGGCACCGGGCGCGAAGCGGGCCTTCTGCTTGCCGAAGCGCTCGGGGCGGTCGATCAGGCGTTCCCAGTAGCCACCTTTGGCCAGCGGGAAGCGCACGGTGGCGCTGCCGAAGCCGAGCTCGCGTGACCAGAAGTTCTCTTGGGTGAACCAGCCTTCGATCAGCTCCATGCGGAAGCCGCGGGCGAATTCCAGGTAGGCGCGGGCGGTGGCGTTGGGTTGCTGGTCGGTGGCCGGTGCGCGCTCGCTCCAGTCGTTGAACAGGTCGTCGTAGAGGTCTTTGACGTGGTACTGCGCGCCGCATTTGCCTCGGCCGCAGATCAGCAGCCAGGGCGAGTCGGTGAATGTGTACAGCTCGGGCTTGCCGCAGGCCGGACACTTGCCCTTGCGCATGTACTGGGTGCCACGGATGGGCTTGAGGCCGGGGTAGTCGCGCTGGATACGGGTGACGATCTCGTCGCGCAGTTTGGTTTGCATCTGGCTCATGCTGCTGGGCCTTGTTGGGAGACGTTGAGCGCGGCTTGCAGCGCGCCGATGGTGCGTTTGTGGCCGGCTAGGGCCGGGTAGTCGGTGAGGATGCGTTGGCTACGAAGGCCTGCCGGCACCTCGCGGTAGCGGTCGGCGTACCAGTGCAACTGCATGCCCTGGCGCAGCTCTTCGCGCAGGCTGGTGAGCAGTGCCTGGGCCTCTGGCTTGGGCATGTGCAACTGGATGTCGACGGCGTCTGGCATGGCGCAAACCTCGAATGCTGGGTGCAGCTCCCCCTTACCCACGCAAGGCGGGCAGGGGCTGGGTGGTGCGTTTATGGGTGGAAAGCGGGCGGCGGTAGCTCACTGATGGCCAGGGCCACCAGGCGTGGGGCCATGAACAGTGGTACGTCCAGTTGATGCACCAGGTGGCTGGTGGTGCGCTCGATCAACTGGGCGTCATCGCCTAGGTGTTCGGCCTGGTGCTGTTGCAGGTAGCTGAGCGCCTGGGCCTGCATCTGGCTGCGGTAGTCGTGCGGCAGGGGCTGGACGGCATTCATGCGGTGGCCTCCATGGCATCGAGCAGGTCGAGCTGGTCGGTATTCGGCTGGCTGTCGCGCAGCGCCTGCATGCGTTGCACCGAGGGGGCGATGGGCAGGCTGATACGTGGCTTGTCCAACCCGCTGGGGCTGAGCGCGTAATCCCAGGTGAGCGAGCCGGTATAAGTGGCGCCACAGGCCAGGTTGCAGCACTGCGCGTACATGGTCTTGAAGGTGGGCGTTTGCGTTTCGCTGTTGCGGATGCGCATACGGCTGCCGCAGGCCGGGCAGAGGCATTTGTAACCGCCGCTGTTGGTGGTCATGGCTGGGGCTTCCTGTGCAGGGCGAGGATGGCGCCGACTTCAGCGTGGCGCGCGGCGATGTGCTGGCGGTGGGCGGTGATGATGCTGGCCAGCTCGGCTTCGTCGATTTGCCCGTCTTCCAGGGCTTTGAGGATCATCGCGTCGACCTTGCCGCGCTTGACCGCGGTGCCCATGGCGCGGGCCAGCAGGTCGATGTTGTCTGTGTCTGCCGGCTCGGGCATGGCGACGTACACACCGTTGTAGAGGCCGGTGAGGTAGTCGGGCAGATAGGTGGTGCCGGCGACCTTCTCCAGTTGCAGCACCTGTTCGTCCGTCAGCGGGCGGTGGCCGGGGTTCTCGTACAGCTTGTTATCGAACTGCTTGAGATCCAGCCCTAGGCAGGTGGCGGCGCATTCGCGGCCACCTGGGAAGGCGGCCACCACGGCCAGCACCGCACGACGACGGCTATCAAGAATCGGGCGCTTCATCTTCTCGTTTCCCCCATTGGCCAGGCCCACTACTGTGCGACCGTGCCTTCCTTGATGCCGAGCAGTACGGCAGCGCGGTGGGCTTTGCCGCGCAGGCACTTTTTCTGCCCGTTGAGCACGGCGTAGACGGTGGACTCGTCGAGCTGGTTTTTCTCGGCCCATTCCCGGATGGAAATACCGATAGCGGCAAGGCGGGCGCGGGCGGCCTGGCGTGCTTGCTCTGTGGGGTAGGCGTTCGGCATAGTTCTGTTTCGTGTGATTTCGTGTGATTAAGGCGGAGTATTTCCCATGAATGTGGGAATGTCAAATGCCGTTGGAGACATTTGTGGGAATAGGCGAGCGCCTGAAGGAAGAACGCGAGCGTATCGGGCTGAACCAAACGGAGTTCGCAGCTAAGGCCGGAGCTTCGAAAAACAGCCAGTACAACTACGAAAAGGGCGAGCGCAGCCCTGATGCTGCTTATCTGGCTGCCGCTGACGAAATGGGCGTTGACGTGCTCTATGTCGTGACCGGGCGGCGCACGCCTGAGGCCTCCAGTAGTTTCAATGGAGACGAGGTAGACCTCGTCGAGCACTACCGCCAGTTGCCCGAAGGCGACCGGCACCACACCCACAAAATGGTTACTGCCTTGGCCGAAATGGCCAGACGGTATGACGTGAAGAAGTAAGCACAAGTAGGGGAAAACACATGGATGCGTTGGTAATGCTGGTGGCGCTAGGTGCGCTTGTTGGGGTTTGGTTCTGGCTAGCCAGAACGATGCGCAACAAGGGCAGCGGGTGGTTCATCAGGCACTTGGCAGGGAGCTTTGCCGGCTCGTTTGCGTTCATGTTGCTGGTCATGGTTGCGGTAGGCACTGGGCTGATTACCGCTGAGCCGAAAGAGGAACTTGCGGCCACAGGCACTGACAAGACCTCGACCGTTAAGGCCGAGTCGCTCAAGCCGATGAAGTTTGCCTCGGTCACGCAGATGATCGATGACAAGGCCGATTTCTCTGAGGAGAACGGCACCTTCAAGGTGATAACCAGCGAGCCGCTGCACATCCAAATGGCCACTCAGGTTGTCGCGAACGATCTGGACGAAGTGAAGCTCGCGGAGGTGCGCCGTGTCGCGCTCTATGGCGTTTACCGCACGCTGATTCACACCGATGCGCCCAGCGTCCACGTCAGTGCGTTGCCGATGGAGGTGACGCTCAATCCGTACTCAGCTCGCTACCTTGACGCTCCTAAAGTCGAGATCACTGTGACTCGCGATGAGGCTTTACAAGCTGTCGCCGGGTTGATTGACGTTTCTTCGCTGGACGATCTGGTGACGCCGAACGCTGATCTGGGCATCCAGTTTGATAAGTGGTCGAAGCCTTTCGAGGCACTGTATTTCAAGCCGGAAGGGCAAAAAGCGCTCGTTGCTGCGCTGCAGAGTCAATAGCGAAATGCGGGAAAATAGTAGCAGTGAGGGCTGTAACCTGTGGCTGTAATTGGCTAAGGCAAAACTAAGGTTGATTTTTCTTAGATGAAAACATTTCTAATTGCAGTTCCGATAGCAGCCTTACTTGTCTCCTATTTTATTGCTGATGCTGATCTGACTTCGTTTCAATTAAAGTATTTATCAATTTTTGGCACCGTAGGGACCCTGCTGGGGTTGTGCTATACCATTGTTCAGGTTTCATTGGTTAAGAAAGAGTCGGTGATTATTGCTGGTGCCGCAGAAGAGACAAAAAAACAAGTATTGCTTCTGGCATGTGTGGCTGACTGGGCGAGGGGCGTGAAGGTCGCACAGGAAATTCAGATACATTGCAGGAATGGCAAGCGTGAGATAGCTATTCCGCGCCTTCAAGAGTTAAAGCAGATTTTATATGATATTGCTCATTCTTCAGACTCAAGCCTAAAAAGTCATGGTGACGACGCTGGGAGGCAGATTGTTCGTTTGAATCTGGTTATTAATGGCTTTGAAAAAGATCCCGCAACTGGGATGAGTAGTCACGAAATTGCGAATGTTAATGAAATTCTGGAAAAGACAATAGATCTACTTTCCCAGATTCAAAGTATCACGAAGAATAAAGGGTGATTTGTGGACGAAAAAATTAAACATCTCGTATTGAAGTTGACTGAAAAGACACTTTCTTCTCTTTTGAATTGGGATAAAACATCTAGAGATAAGGAGTTTATCTGTTCGGTGGGTGAGAACTCGTTGACTGTGGATAGATATTGGTCGCGAAATGAGTGGGGTGAGGAGAATGAGCTCGTTATCGACATATGTATTCTAAATAAGGATGGTCAGCAGGTTGATCGATATTACTGCACGGATGATGAAATTAATGAATTCCGCATTTTAGAGTCGCTCCACAGTGCCGCTCATAGAAGGTATTACAAGATTGATGAGATTATTGATGACCTTATTGTGAATTTGGATCGAATCGGGGAGTAGAAATATTGCTCTTCCTAGAGCCCCGTCGCATAGCTAGTGAGTGCTGTAGCGTTAAGCATTACAGCATTCTCCAATAATCGACTACGCTTCAGGTTGCCAGGACGGCACCACCCTCGAAAAGGAGTTCGACCATGCCCATTCTTCGCTATCTCGCAGTTGCCCTCGCATCCGCGCTGATGGCCGCTTATGCGGCCATCTGGTTTGTCGGCCCCGCCCCGCTGGAACGCACCACCATTCCCCCCTTGCGCATTGCCCTGGGCGACAGCCTTGTCGTTTGGGGCGGCTGGCATACCGTTGAGGGCTACGACCACGGCGTGGCCAATGGCGTGCAGATCATCTGCAACCGTGAGCGCCAAACCTGTCTGGAGGCCTATGCCTCGTTGCTGAACCATACGCAAGGACGGGATCTGGAGGCGCAGGCGTTCGACTATGAGGTGACCACCTGGGACGAACAGCGCCTGGTAGCCATCAACAAGGACGGCATGGGCGAATGCCTTGATCGCATTCTGCATGTTGACCTGGTGGGCGAGGGCGCCACGCTACAGTGGCGCCCAGGCGCTGATGACTGCCAAGTCGATACCGGCAAGGCCGTGTTGGTGGGCGACCCGCTATGAGTGACCTCCCATCGGTTGGCGTTGCTAGGTTGGGTACTCGATAATACTGTATAGCTATACAGTATTCTTGAGAGCCATCATGCCCTTGACGCTTCTCGGCCGCCTGGCGCTGCCCAGCCGGCCTTTGCCGTTGTTCCTGTGCCGGGTTTCTGCCGGCTTCCCTTCGCCTGCTGAAGACCATGTAGACGCCAACCTGAGCCTGGATGACCTGTGCGTGCAGCACCCCGCGGCCACGTTCTTTCTGCGCGTGCGGGGCGACAGCATGCGCGACCTCGGGGTATTCGACGGCGATATCGTGGTGGTGGATCGCTCGATCGCTCCGCGTGTCGGCATGGTGGTGGTGGCGCTGGTGAATGGCGCCTTTACCTGCAAGCAGTTGGGCGGCCAGGGCGGGCGCCCGGTGCTGCATGCGGCGAACCCGGCCTACCCGGATATTCACCTGAGCGAGGGTGAAGAGCTGGAGATATTCGGCGTGGTGACCAACTGCATCCATAAGCTGCCAGGTGTGTGATGCCGACCTTTGCCCTGGTGGACTGCAATAACTTTTACGTGAGTTGCGAGCGGCTGTTCCGGCCGGACTTGCGCAGCGTGCCGATGGTGGTGCTGAGCAACAACGATGGCTGCGTTGTGAGCCGCAGCAACGAGGCCAAGGCGCTGGGCATCGGCATGGGGGAACCGTACTTCAAGATACGCGACCTGGTGCGGGAGCACGGGGTGCAGGCATTCAGCAGCAACTACGCGCTGTATGGCGATATCTCGGCGCGCGTGCAAACGGTGCTGCGTGAGATGGCGCCGCGCATTGATGTTTACTCGATCGACGAATGCTTCCTTGACCTGGCCGGGCTCGGCCTACCGCTGGCCGCCTATGGCCGGCATGTGCGGGCCGAGGTGTTACGCCTGGCGGGTATGCCTGTCGGTGTGGGCATCAGCACCACGAAAACCTTGGCCAAGCTGGCCAACTGGGCGGCGAAGCGGCGTAGCCAGAGCGGGGTGGTGGTGGCGACTCGGCCTGAACAGCAGGCGGCGCTGTTGAAGGACGCACCCTTGGGCGAGGTGTGGGGGGTAGGCCGCAAGCTACAGGGCCACCTGGGGGCGATGGGCATAAACACGGCGTGGGATCTAGCGCAGCAGGACGCCAAGACGATGCGTAAGCAGTTCTCGGTGGTGCTGGAAAAGACGATTCGCGAGCTGCGCGGCGAGCCGTGCTTCGCCCTGGACGAGGGGCCGGAGCCGAAACAGATGATCACCTGCAGCCGCTCGTTTTCGAGCCGGGTGACGGCCTTGGCGCCGCTGCGCGAAGCGGTGGCCACCTACGCCTGCCGCGCCGGCGAGAAGCTGCGAGCGCAAGGCGATGTGTGCCAGTTGCTGCAGGTGTATATCCGCACCGGGGTGTTTAACCCGGACGAGCCGCGCTATGCGCGCACGGCAAGCGTGCCGCTGCATGCGCCGAGCAATGACTCGCGTGACCTGGTGCAGGCGGCGCTGGCCGGCCTGGAGAGCATTTACCGCGACGGCTACCGGTACCAGAAAGCCGGGGTGATGCTGATGAACCTGGCCAGCCCGGGGCAGGTACAGGCCGATCTGTTCGCGCCGGCGCCACGGCCGCGCAGCGCTGAGCTGATGGCGACGCTGGACAAGATCAACCACACCATGGGGCGCGGCACGGTGCGCCTGGCGCGTGTGCCGGCGTTGGGCGGGTGGTCGATGAAGCAGGAGCTGCGTTCGCCGCGCTATACAAGCCGCTGGGGGGATTTGCCCGAGGTGCGCTGAGAGCCCCGGTTTATGCGGGGTTGCATATTTCAGAAGGGCGGTAAGGTTTTCGGACAACTGCCAATGACGGAGTATGCAGATGAGTAGTGATGTTCGAGAGGCTGCGGCCGGTCAACCCGAGGATCAGGGTGTGCAGCCCTTGCAGGAGTGGGTAACGCCAGAGGAACGGCTATTGCTGCGGTTCTACCGCCAGCTCGACCAGGGCGAACAGGCGTTTATGCGTCGTGCGATCGAAGCGCTGGCGACGCGAGATTCGCCCAGGTGAAAGAAGAAGCCCCGCTGAGTGCGGGGCTTGCTACATTGTTACGGCTGAGAAACGACCGGCGCGCCGTAAGTAGTATTTAACTTGTCAGCGGTAGCCCATGTTTGAGTGCAAAGTACTCGATCGAAGATATAGCTCTTCTCCTTGTCAGGAATTGCAATGAGTGCTTTCCCATACTCCAGGTATGCGATTTTGGCGCCTTTTATATTCTCGACTCCGCAAGTCTTTGCTTGTATATGGAAACTCGCGCTGACCAGCTGTTCTCTAACTTTTTGATCTGCCCAGTTAGAGCTAAGTATAAAGCTGGCGATACTTAAAGGTGCGATTGCCAGCATTGAAAATCCAAGCGCTACTGCATAGCCGCTAGTAAAATCTGCAAGGTGATCTATTTTTGTGGGCGTGCTTAGAGGAGAGCAGGGGGAGCTTGTGCTGGCTTTACGGCTCCTGTTGGATGGTAGGAAAAGCGTAATAATGTAGAACACAAGCGACCAGATTGTGATTGCGAATACACAAGCTACCGGTGTCATGATTAGTGTGAGTCTTGTTAAAGCCGTTGGAAGCTCGCTTGCTCTGACACCCGTCAGGTCATTGATGATGCCCTCTGCAAAGCTAGTTGCCATTGAATAGTTTATTGCAGCCGAAATGCTAATGATGGCAGTGAAGAATAGTGCGTACTTCTTATAGATTTTTCTGATGGTTTCGGAGAAAAATATAAATATCACCGATATTGTTGGTAGTGCTGCTAAGGCTGATGTTGCAATGGCTTTTGCTATTGTGCTGTCGTTGTTGATATATTTTGCGTATGCGGCGGCGGGGGCGGAAAATAAAATGACTAGAACTAAAAGGCCAAAGTATCTGTTTTCAGTGCTGGCATACTTGAGTCGGTTGAAAAGAAATCCCAAAGGACTGAGATGGGCGAAGCCTTGCCTTTTTGCATAAAGGCTTATTGCGGCTAGTAGTAGTGGGAAATATACATAAAAAGTTAGAATGGAAAATCCTGCTTCCATGTGCATGCCTATCCGAAAAGTAGTGATGCTGATGCGCAATACTGTGTGACTGTGCTGTTCTGGTGCTGTCCGCTAGATAGCTGTCTAGCTGGACTTCTTGATGGCGCTCAATAGATCTACGATTCCTGGCATCGTAGGCCCAGATTCATTCACTAACAATCCTGTCTCGGCCCGGCTAAACAGGGACTGAAGAATGATCACGCGAGCATCATCTTCGAGAGATGTTTCTTTACTGAGCGAAAGATAAAGGTGGGTCAGCTGTAGTCTTTCTTCTGCGTCACGCTGCAGATGGAACTCACTAAATGCCACACGGGAGAGAACTCGGGATAGGAATGCCAGCGTAGAAATCATGGCGACGAATATTAACAGACCTTCGATATGGCTCAGTGAGACAGGTGTTCGCTCTCCTGCCAGCCAAATGGAAAAGAAAATTCCAAAGCCCACTATCGAAGAAATTAGCAGTGCGAATAGCAAGACGAAAAAAATAGTGCCGCGCACCCAGTGAGTCCGGGACTTTTCCTCCCAGTAGTTGGCAGGTCCTTTGAGCCGGAGATGCTCTTGATAGGTCGCCTCCAGATGGCTCAGGCTTTCTTTCCAAAGGGTGTTTTGTCTGTGAAGTTGGTTGTCTAGTTGGGTGCGCTGTTTTTCGGCTGATTTGAATATCCGTTCCTTGAGGCTGTTGACCTCGTCAATTGAATTACTCAGCTCTTGAATGTGCTCTCTTGTTAGGTTAAGGGTTGTTTCAATACTTTCAGGAAGGATTTTTCTTATTGTGAGCTCATTGGCTGCGAAGACACCTGGTGTAGATGATTTCTCTATGGATGTGTAGTAGAAGTCATCGCCATATGTTTGTTCTGTTTCATATAGTTTAAGCCATTTTCTGGCGAACTCAGAGCTGCTTAATAGCCAGCGCGATCTGATGCCCTCTTTTAGGTTCAAAAGCTCAGGGGTGTTTTCGTATGCTCTTTTGCCGGCCAGCTTTTGAAACAAAATCTCAATTTGCTTAGCGGACTGTAAAATTTCTGTGAGACTTTGTCCGCAATGTTTTCCGCCGTATCCTCGGTAGTCATTACGAGGGGGATATTTTTCCTGAATATCTTGCCAGAACTTAACTTCTTTTCGCGCGAACATCTTGAACGACTTCTGAGACGCAAATTTCTTCACTTCCCCTCGTGCGTCAATCAACTCAATGAACATAGATGTATCCCTACAGTCGTGGTGGCGTAACGCTACCTTTCGTGGGGCCGACTGTCTATGTGTCGTTCAACCGCGCTACCTCGCGCTTAACCGCCCGCTGGGCGCTGGCCTTGCTCTCGTAGAGGTGGGTGAGGCGGCGGGGGTTGGTCTGGTCGCCTTCGGTGAGCTGGTGTTGCTTGCCGGTTTTGGCGTCGCGGTACCAGGCGACGATGCCGGTATAGGTGTCGCTCTGCTCGGCGAGGCCGGCGATGTCTTCGCCGTGCGGCAATTGTGATTCCAGCTCCAAGGACGTGGTGTAGCTGTCGGGCGTGAAGCTGTGGCGGATGTTGCCGCCGAGCCAGATGATTTCGGCAATCTCGGTCTTGATGCCGGTGAGGCTGTAGGTCTGATCGGGGATGAGCTCCGGCCGGCCCTTGGCCAGGGTGTAGCTGAGCGTGGCGGTGCCGCGTTGCAAGCGGTTGAACTCGGCGCGGGCGGCCTGCAGGGCGCTGGCCTGGTCGGTGTAGCTGTGGCGCAGTTCCTTGAGGTTGTCACCGGCGCCGGCGATGGCCTCTTTCTTGTCCGCGCTGTTCACGTCGTAGTAGTAGGCCTTTACGCCGGTGTAGGCGTCGCGGTCGGCTTGTAGAAAGCGGTGTTGGTCGCCGTCTGCCCTGGTCAGGGTGACGTGTGGCAGGGCCAGGCCGCTGGCGGTGGTGGCCTTGCCGGTGGGCATGAACAGCAGCCGGCCGGCCTTTACGGTGGCGATGGCGTCATGCTCGCGGCCGAGGCGGCTGAGCAGGTTGGCGTCTGACTCGTTGGCCTGGTCGAGGTGGGCAATGTTGATGGCGGCCAGGCCGGCGCCAACCAGTGGGGTGAGGCCGTAGGCGGTGGCGATGGCGCTGATGATGAAGGCCAGCGGCGTGCCGTCCCATGAGCGTTCGCGTTTGACCTTGAGGCCGCCGCGCATGTCGGCGCTGCGGGCGCGAATGCTGAGGGTGTCCGGCGCGCCGCTGTGCTCGGTTTCGTCAACGGTGTAGGTGCCTTTGTCGACCAGGCCGGTATCACTCCAGCCAAGCCACAACTCAAGGGTGGCGCCGCGTGGCGGGATGGCGAGCAGGCCGTCGTGGTCGCTGAGGCTTATGTCGAGCTGGTCAGCCTCCAGCCCGCGATTGTCCGTCAGCTCGATGCTGATAAGGCGGGCCTCGATCGCGTTGGTTATGTCGGTGCCGTTGACCACCAGGCGGCAGATGGGGCGCGGGTAGGCCGTGAGGTCGCGGTAGCCGTTGGCGGCGCGCTCGAGCATCTGCTCGGCTTGGCTGAACAGGCTCACAGCAGCCCACCGAGTACGCCGCGCAGGGCGCCGCCGAGGATGCCGGTGAGGCTGCCGAGCATGTCGGTGCGGCCGTCGTCGATGCGCTTGAGGTTGATGGTGAATTCGTAGCGGCGTGGGGTGCCGTCTTCGAAGAATATTTGCTGCGTTTCGCTGATGCTGGTGATAACCCATGCGCCGTAGATGCGGCCGGTACCGCCGACCAGGGGCCAGGCTTTACCGGTGTCAGCCATCATGCGCAGGGTGTCGAGGCTGAGCGGCGAGCCGACTAGGCCGGGCAGCAGGGTGCCGGGCAGTGTGATGGTGTCCTCCCCCCTGCCCAGGTACTGGCTGGCGGGGTTGGTGCCGATGCGGCTGGTGGAGCCGTGGCGCCACTCGGTGGAGCGCTGCAGCTCCTGGTACGCAATGGTTGGCAGGCCAAAGGTGAACATGCCGAGGGCCATCATCATGGCGGGTGCTCCTGGTTAATCAATCCTGGTCTGACAGTGCGCTGCGGCTGCGGGCCTGTTGGGCGCGCTGGATCTTGGCCACTTCGGCGGCCACCTGGCGGGCGAGCTGCTGCTCGTCCATGCCTGGCGCTGCATGCACGTTGATGACGATGGGGGCTGCCTGTTGCACCTGGGCGCCACCGACCGGGCCGCCGGCGCCGAGCGGCGGGCGGTTGTCCATGGCGATGGCGCTGCCGGCCGCGCCGAAGGTGATGGCACCAGCGGCAGCCAGTTGCTTGCCCAGGCCGAGTACGGCGTCGAGCGGGCCGCCCTGGCCACCGACAAGGCCTTTTTCCAGCCCTTGCATGGTGAAGCCGCCCAGCTCGGCGAAGACGCGCGACGGGGAGTGGATGCCGAGCAAGCCCTTGAACTTGGTGACGACGCCCTCTGCCACGCCGCCAATGGCCGATGCGAGCTTGGGAAACATGCTGGTGAAGCCGTTGATCAGCCCCTGGATGATGTTGCCGCCGAGCTCGCTGAACTTGGTGGGCAGCTCTACGCCGAAGTAGCTCATGACTGTGGCGAAGGCGCGATAGAACAGGCCCAACGGGGAGAAGTTGAGAATGAGCGCGGTGATGCCGCTGAAGCCGCCGGCAAACCCGGCCTTGATCTCTGCCCACAGGTTGGCGATGCCCTCGGTGACGCGCGGCCACAGGCTTTGGAAAAAGGGGACGATTCGATCCCAGTTTTCGTAGATCAGCGCGGCGGCCGCCAGGGCGGTGATGGCCAGGCCGATGGGGTTGAGCATGAGGGCGCGGCCGAGCCACACCAGCACTCCACCGACCGCCTTGAGACCTGCCACAGCGCCAAGGCTTTTAATGCCGAGCAGCATCATGGCGTAGCGCACCATGGCGAAGGGGCCGAGGATCGAGGCGAGCATCAGCGTCAGGCCGCCCATGGTGGCCATGATCAGCCCCAGGCCGGCGACCATCTTGAGTATCTGTGCGGTGAGCTTGGGGTTTTCCTTCACCCAGACGCCAAGGCGGCCGACCATTTCGGTGAGGCCCTGGACGAACTCGCGCAGCGCGCCGTTTTGCTGGTCAAACAGCTCGATGCGTACCTCGTCGAGGCCGGAGAAGAGTTCGTCCAAGTCGCCGGTGAGGTTGTCGGCCATGATCTTGGCGGTTTTGGCGGCGGCCCCGGCGTTGTTCTCGACTACTTCCAGGTACTTGAGGATGCCACCGGCGCCGGCCTGGTGAATCAGTTCGGCCATACCGGCGGCGGGCTCTTCGCCGAAGATGGCCTTGAAGTATTCCAGCCGATCACCGTCTCCGAGTTTCTCGGTGGCCTTGGCGACTTCGCCCAGGACAGTGGTGATACCGCGGATATTGCCCTCGGAGTCCTTGGCGCTGATGCCGAGTTCCTTCATGGCTTTTTGGGCCGGGCCTACGGGGGCTGCCAGGCGCAGCAGCATGGCGCGCAAGGTGGTACCGGACTTGGTCGCCTGAATGCCGACGTTGCCGAGCAGGCCGGCCATGGCGGCGGCCTCTTCAAGGCTCATGCCTGCCGTGGCCGCTACAGGGCCGACGTATGACATGGTGTCGCCGAGCATCTCCAGGTTCATGTTGGAGGTGGTGAACGCCTTGGTGAGTACGTCCGCGACGCGGCCCATTTCGCTGGGGTCAATGCGGAATCCGCCGAGGATGTTGGAGGCAATGTCAGCGGTGCGGCCGAGCTCCATATCGCCGGCCTTGGCCATATCGAGCAGGCCGGGCATGGCGGCCATGATGTTCTTCGGCGTGAAGCCTGCCATGGCCAGGAACGCCTGGCCTTGCGCTGCGTCTGTGGCGCTGAACATGGTTTCGGCGCCCAGCTTGCGGGCCTGGGCGCGGATGGCTGCGAGCTGCTCGTCGGCTTTGTCTAGGCCTGTGAGGGCCTGCACCTTGCTCATGGTGGTGTCGAACTCAAGGCCCGGCGCCAGTACGGTACGCAGGCCGTAGAGGATGCCGCTACCGGACGCCAGGCCAGCCGCGCCGGAGCCGGCCATGCTGCCGGCGAGCTGCTGGGTTTTGTCGTACTGTGCGCGGGCCTGGGCCAGGCGTTTGGTCTGCTGGCTGAGCGCCTGCATGCGCTTGGTCTGGTCGGCAATGCTCTTGTTGGTGTGCTCGATGCGACCCCGGAGCTCGCGCTCGTGCGTGCTCAGGTTGCGGGTGCTGATGCCGGCGGCGTTAAGTTTGTTACGCAGGCCCTGGAGCTGGGTCTGTTGCTCCTGGTGCTCGCGCTTGAGCTTGGTAGCCTCGCGGATGGCGCCCTGCAGGTCGCGTTGCATCTGGCGCGTGGGCACGCCGTTGGCAGCCATCTGGCGGCCGAGTTCCTTGACTCGGTCGCGGGCTTGCTGGAGTGATTGCTCGGTTTGCCCGGCGGCGGTGCGCAGGGTGCGCCAACTGCTGATGTCGCGCTGTTGGGCCTGCATGGCCTTGAGCTGGTCGCGGGATTCCTTGAGTGCGCGACCCAGCCCAACGCTGCCCTGGGTGATGGCGCGAATGGGGCGGGTGGCACGGTCAATCGCCTGGAGGATGACCTCCATTTTCAAATCATTGGCCATGCTGCCGCTCCCAACGCTTTCTGGCTTCTTCGCGCCAGTCGATCAGTTCTGCCAGGCCGAATGCGTCCATGTCGGCCGGCGCCCAGTGAAAGACCATGGCGATGTCCGCCATGGCGTCGTCTACGCGTCGAGGACAGCTTCCCTCGCCGACTTCTTCAGCAAAAAAACCGCCACCTTGCCGGCGCAGTCGACGAGGTCGGCTGGGTCCATGTTGCCGATCTCGTAGTCGGTCAGGCTGGGGGTGGTGATGCGCGGCAGCACTTTACGCAGTGCGAGCACGTCCATTTGCAGCAGGTCGGTGAGGGCGACGCCGCGCAGCTCGCCGGATTTCGGCTTGCGCAGGACGATTTCGTTGATGGTCTGGTTGCCGCGCACGATGGGGGTGTCGAGCGTGACGGTGGCCTCGTTGGGGTTCTTGGCCGGGGCGGCCTCTGCGGCGGCCGAATCCTGCTTTTTCTCGTCGTTGTCCATGGGTGGGCTCCTTCGGGTGTAAGGGCCGGCGCACGCTGCGGGGCAGCGCTGCCGGCATCGGGGGTGGGTTATGCGGGTTACAGGCCGATGTTGCGACGGTGCGCTTCTAGCAGGTCGGTGCCGTCGACGATGAAGACGAAGTTGAGGAGGTCGATTTCGATGATGTCTTCGCCGTCTACGGTGAGCTTGTAGTAGCTGCAGGTGACGGTGATTTCGTGCTCGGTGTCTTCGCCGGGGGAGGCGTCGCCGAAGCTGATTTCCTCATGCCGGCCACGCACGACGACTTCGACGGCGCTGACTTCGCCGGTGTCGTCACGTTGAACGGAGCCCATGAAACGCAGCATGACGCCATCGGCGCGAACAGCGCCGTACTGCCGCAGGGTGATCAGTGCCCAGCCGCCAAGGGTGTAGCTGAGCTGGATGCCGTCATCGCCCATGCCGAGGTCGGCTTTTACCGGGCCGTCCATGCCGGCCCCGCGGAAGGCTTCCAGCTTGCGGGTGAGGTTGGGCAGGGTGACGGTCTTGGCCTCGCCTTGGTGACTATTGCCATCGTTGAAAATGTTCATGTGCTTGAGCTTTTTGGGCAGCGCCATGGTGGTGCTCTCCTACGGCGCGGCCGGGGCCGCGCGGGTGAATGGGTCAGGCCTTCACGCTGTCGGCGAAGTTGATGAGGTAGCGGTCGGTGATGCGCTGGCGGAGGGTGAGGTCTTCGAGCGGCGGCACGGGGGTGTAGTCGTAGTCGAGGAACAGCTTGCCGGCCTTGAGGGTGTCCTTGTCGTTGGCGTCTTCATCGAACCAGCACTGGCCGTCGATGATGTAGCCACCGGTTTTAAGCTCGCGGAACTTGGCGTTGATGCCGTCGATGATGTCTTTGACCAGGCTGCCGTGCATGGGCTTGTCCACGGCCCAGAAGTGGGCCTCGGCCATGGTGTCGGCCAGCACCTGGGCGGTGCGGGTGTAGTTCTCGAAGGCAAACAGCGGGTCGGCGCTGGTGGTGCGGTTGCCCCAGAAGCGGAAGCCGTCGCGGCGAATCAGGGTGGTGACTTCGCTGGCGTTGAGCAGGCCGGCATCGGTGGCGGGGTTCTGCAGGTCCCAGTAGATGTCGCGGGACAGGCCGGTAACGCCGTTGACGGCGACGTTGGACAGGGTTTTGTGCCAGCCGACCTGCTGGTCGATCTTGGCGCGCAGGCCGAGGGCGCGGGCTACGGCTGCGGCCGGGGCGTTGCTGCTGGTGGCGGTGTCCCAGTTGATGAAGTCGGGCCAGATGAGCATGAGCTCGCGCGAGCCGAAGCCCTCACGGTAGGCGATGGCCTCGGATACGTTGTCGGCGCCCCAGGCGCTGGCGTAGGCGAAGGCGCGCATTTGCTCGGCAATGGTGGCCAGCTCGGTGGTGACCGGCAAGTTGTCGAGCCCCGGCACGCCGAGGATGCGCGGGCGCACGCCGAGCTGTGCCTCGGCCGCCATGAGCGCCTTGAGGCCGGTGTACTGGCCGCCAGCGGTGACGCCGCCGATGATCTTGGTGGTTTGGTCGGCCTCTTTGGCGGCGGCGTCTTCGCCTTCGCCATCCGCTACGCGAACCACAACGGTGACGGGCTTGGTCTGGTCGGCGATGGCATCCAGGCTGCGGGCCAGGGTGCCGAGCTCGCCGGCCTTGCCGGAGGCGGTCAGGACGTTGGTGAGCAGTACGGGTTTGTTGAGCGGGAAGACCTCGGGGTCGGCATCGCTGGCAGTGCAGACCATGCCCACCACGGCGGTGGAGATCGTGCGGATGGGGCGAGTGCCTTCGTTGATTTCGAGGACGCGCACGCCATGGTGAAATTCGGTGGACATGGGCTAGCTCCTGGTGGCGTGGTGCCGTTGCAGTGAGCCTTGAGGTTGCCGCGCGCGCGCAAGTGGCGCGAGCGGCGCGGGCTGTAGCGGGGCGCGGTACAGGGCGCGCACAAAAAAGCCCCGCGCTGGGCGGGGCAACAGGTGCAGCAGGCGTGCGGGTCAGGCGTTGTTGCCGATGCCGGCGACGGCGGCTTCGATGGCGGCGATGGTCTGGTCGGTGAGCTGCTGGGCCTGTTCGACCTGGTTGGCGGCCATCAGTACGCGGATTTGCTCCTTGGCCGCCAGGCGGGTGGTGCGCAGCAGCTCCAGGGCGTTGGTGTAGGCCGCTGCCTCGGCGAGGATGCTGTCAGCAGCCTGCTGCGGCGTGCGGCCGTTGATGGCCCAGGCGGCAACCATCGTCGGCACTTCGCCCTGGTAGCCGGCGGCGGCGAACTGTTCAGCGGCGAGACGGGCGCGGTCGTATTCGACGGCGCGCAATGGGTCGCCGGCGACTGCGCGGCGGGCGGCGTCTGCGGCGGTGTCGATGCGGGCGCAGAGGGTTTCATCGGTGATTACGAGGGCTGGCGCTGGTACGAGGAATGGCAAGCCTGAGTCGTTGTGGGACCTAACCATTCCGGGTGCAGGGTTTGCTATGACGTCCTGGAAGGTTTTCTCGTCGATTTCAACGGCATCGCCGGGCACTGCCGAGCCGTGCACGGATGGTAGGTACGTGCAGCCTGTTGAAGCACTGTAGAGGCGCATGGGGATTCCTCAGTTGCCGATGGCAATCCAATAGTCGTTTTCGGTTAGCGGCGATGCGGCGTGTAGATAAGTGAAACCGTTCAGAGATACCGCCGGACTTGTGGCGACGGTAAGCGCGTTGGCTTGGCCGCCGTTTGTTACGCGTTGGGCAATGACCGCCCGCACGCTATTGGGGAACGCCAATGGAAATGTAACGGCCGCGCTAACGGACGCAGAAAGCGTAGCCAGGCCCCATTGAATAACCAGGCCGCCCAACCATGTCGGGAAAACCACGTAGCCGTTCTGGGCGATACTGATAGCGAATCCCAAGCGCAGCTTTTTAGGGGTGACCGCGACGTCATCCAGCGTTCCCGCATTCACCTCAGCCTGAGTACCCACGCGCAGCACGCCGCGCAGTGCTTCGGTGGCCGCTGCCGCCGCCGAACGCATGGCCTGAAACACGCGTAGCGGGGTCATACGTTTGACGTTGTTGAGGCCGGCTTCGGCTTCGGGCTGGGTGGCTACTTCGGTCTTGTACTGCGGGTGTGGGTCGGCGGCCGCCAGGTGGCCGGCCATGATCACGTCCACGTAGCTGCGGGTTGCCAGCACCACGGACGGGTCGATCTTGAGCTGAATATTGGCCGTGCCGTCGGTGATGATGTGCATGCGCACCACCTGGTTGCGGCCGTTGTTCTGTGCCAGCAGCGGCTTGTAGCTTGGGGCGCAGTTGGCCACGGCAGAGAAGACGCCGTCGACGTCCTCCAGGGCCAGCTCACGAATCCACCAACCGCCGACGTTGGGCGGCAACACCAATTCAGCGACCAGGACATTCGGGTCAGCTGGCGACACATACAGCTGGTTGAGCTGCGCCCGGTAGACCTGGTTGATCAGCTGTGTCTGGCCAGGGGCCGGCACGGGGTCTGCGCCGTTGGCGTCGCCAATCCGCATATGGGTGAGCTGCCATGGCTCGCCGAGCGCGTCGCAGTTGGTCTTTTTGGCCGCGCCCTGGGTGGTCAGGAAGCCGCCGAACTGTGTGTTTACGTCGACCATGGGTATACGTCCAATTCGTCATTGATGGTGGTGGTGACGCCAACGCGGGACTGCACGACAACGTCGATGTCTGGGGTCTGCCAGGGGTAAACGTCGAGTTCGTCACCGTCGACGACAGCAACGCCCATGTAGGCGGTGAGGTGGGTTTCGAGGCTGATGTCGAGGCCGCTGAGGTGGCGGCTGAGCGGCTTAGCGTCGTCGATCAGGAAGGTGAGCTCCTGATACATCTCTTCGGTGATGCCGGTGTCGAGTACGCCGATTTCAAGGGCAAAGGTGCCGGGGGTTCCCTCGGGTTGGGCCTGCCACCATTCCGTGACCTTGATCAGGTAACCCAGTGGCTCGACGACACGGCGCAACGCGCCGATGGTGCCTTTGTGGGCGTGGATGAAGTAGGCGGCGCGAATGGCGGCGCGCTTGGCGCTCTCGGGCCAGGCCGGCGACCAGCGATCAACCGAGAAGGCCCAGGCGAGGTATGGCAGCAGCTCGACGGGGCAGGTGTCCGGGTTCCACAGGTCGCGCAGGGGGACGGGTACGCGCTCGATCTGCGCCAGGGCCTGTGCGGCGTTGCGCTCCAGCTCGGTGGCGTTGCCAGGCAGCAGGCGGGCGGCCATTACTCGGCCACCGAGACGTTGAAGGCGGTGCAGTAGGGCGCCTGGGTGAGGGTGGCGACCACGTCTACCCAGCCCAGCAGATCCACACGGCGCACACCTTCGATGTGCAGGGCGGCGTCCAGCGCGGAGCGGTTGACCTCCATACCCAAGCGGCGACGACGGTTGACCAGGGCCAGGCCTCGGGTCAGGGCGGCGGCGCGGATCGGCTCGGCCTCGGGGCCGGCGCTGGTGAGGTGCAGCACGGCGTTGACCTGGTAGGGCAGTACCACGGCGCTTTGCACGGTGAGGCGGTCGGCGACCGGGCGGCGGTCTTCGTCCGACAGGTAAGTGTCGGTGATGGTGAGCAGCTCGGCGTCTGCTGTGCCGTCGCCCAGGGCGCTTTGCACGGTGACGACGACTTCGGCCGGCGCCGGGCTGATGGCTGTGGCGTCGGCTACGCGTCCGTCCGCGCTGCGGGCGTGAAAAATGTAGGCGTTGCGCGGGCCGGCGACGGACAGGCCTTCCATGGCCATCTGGATGCGTTCGCGCAGGCTGTCGTCTTCTTCCATGACCGCCGCCACGGGCGGTACCGCGCTGGGGTTGGCCGGGGTGATGACCAGGCGGGCAACGTTGAAGCGGGCGCCGATCTGCTCCAGGTCGGCACGCTTGGCGAAGGGCAGCAGTACGGCGAGCGCAGCTTCGTTGACGCGCTGCCGCAAGAGGGTTTCGCGGTAGGCGTTCTCCTGTAGCAGCTTGGTGAGCGGCTCGGACTCCAGGGCGAGGGTGGCGGCGACCTCTGCCTGTTGGTCGGCCGGCCAGAGGCTGATGGCGTATGCCTTGCGCTCGGCGAGGATGGCCTCGAAGTCGATGGGCTCGACGACGTTGGGCTCTGGCAGTTGGCTGAGGTCGATGGGGGTAAAGGTGATGGTCATGCGGTGGCCCCCAGGTTGATGGGCACGCGCAGGCTCATGGGCTCGTTGCTGTCGGTGACGGTGCCTTCCACGTCAAGCACGGCTTGGCCGGCAACGTCGCCAGGGGTGAGCAGTACGCGGCTGATGCGGATACGCGGCTCCCAGCGCATGAGGGCGGTGGCTACGGCGGCATACGCCTGCAGGCGGGTGGCGGCGTTGAGCGGCCAGTCCATGAGGTTGGCAAGGTGGCTGCCGTAATCGCGGCGCATGACACGGCTACCGATTGGGGTGCTGACGATGTCAGCGATGGATTGGGCCAGGTGTTGCTGGCTGGTGATTGTGCGGCCGGTGCGGGCGTTCATGCCGATCATGGTGTCGGCTCCTGGGAAACGCCGGGGCCTGGGGTAACGCCCTTGGTGCGGTGGTTGCGCAGGCTGATGTCAGCCGCGATCACGTCCTCGCTGACAGTGACCTTGCCGGTGACGTTCTGGTTGCCCTGCTGGGTGTAGTCGCCGGTGTGGTTGATCGGCCCGACGATGTTGATGCCGCCGGTGCTGGTCAGGTCGGTGATGCCGCCAGCGGGCAGGATGGCGCGCAGGTGGTGGGCGATGCTGTCGTACTCGATCACGGCGCCGTCGCGGTAAGTGCGGCGGTGCAGGCCTTCGCGGTCGCCGTTGGCCGGGTGCTGGTCGCTGCTCAGACCGGTGAGTGCCACGCCCTGTGCGAGGTTGCCGGAGGGGCTGAACAGGATGACTTGCTCGCCGACGGTGGGCGGGTCCCACTCGCGATCCTGCCCGGCGCGCAGGTTGAGCCAGGGGCGCCATGCGGTGGTGATGTGGCCGGTTTTCACACGCACGCGCGGCGGGTTGACCTGCACGGCTTCGACGGTGCCGAAGCGGATCAGGTTTTCGATTAGGCGGGCGAGTTCGGCGAGGCTGTTCATGCCGCAAATGCTGCGGCTCACGCGCACGGGGTGCACGTAACGCCCCGTGTAGCGGGGCGCGTTACAGGTAGCGGTGGGTTAAATGATGCTTCTATCGGTTAAACGCTTTTTGTTTATAAAAAACAGGCCCTGAGAGATGGCTGTCTGCTATTGCCTTTCTCACATAGCCGACAGCTGTGCCATTGGTATATACGGTGCCGCCATTTCTCCAGCCCAAGAACATCGGCCATGACTTCGGCTGAGGATGTACGGACTGAGTGTGAATAATTGATTCTTCATGTTTTTTTGCTGTTTCAGCATCTACAACCACAAAATGCTTATAGCCATCTACTACTTTATCCAAAACAGAGTGTGTTATTACGTGGCGGCATGGGATTCGTCGGCTGACAACATGCTTGAAGCCTGTCGCAATGCTTTCTAAGTTATCGGGTGACTTGATGAATATATTGGCGCGGCAATTTAAATACTGATGCTGGTTTAAGCTGTCGATGTCGCTATCGTTTTTGGTTGCAATCCAGCCCTTTTTCAATGACAAGCTATATACGTCAGCATCGTATGCAACGAAGTAGACCTCTGGGCTAAGTGGCAATAAAGCTAATGTTCCGGATCGCTCAAGCCCAAACGAGAGGCCAGCTCTCTGTGGGTTGAGGAAGTGCCATCGATTAGTGAGAATCGCAGGGTCGTCCGATGTTATGAGCGGTGTCTTACTCTTGTTGTGGATCAAGCAAACTTTGAGGTCGTGCACCTTATGCATTGCAGTTGCGAAGATCTTCATTGCAATTCGCACAGCCTCCTTAAGCTCTATTTTGTAGCCTAGGTGGGCTGCTTCTACGCTATCTATCATCGCGCTAGAAGAATCTAGCGAGCGCTTAGCTGCCGCCTCTGTGCGAAGGTACTGAAATAACCAGAACATCCTAAGAATGTCTTTCTGTTCGTCGGTAGGCTCTTGCCCGATATTGGCAAGGACTTCCTTGGATGTTGAGGCGTAGGCTCCCTCCAACGTTTGGATTGCTTGCTCCAGTTGGTCGTCCTGACCGTAAAAATAATCCCTGGAACATTGATTTTTTACAGGGGCGTTGGGGATGAATAGTTCTCTGTCTATGTTGAAGAGATTGATGGCAGTATTTTTGCCATCAACTGTAAATGGGCGCAGGTAGCACCGGGGCACGAAGTGCTGATTTTTATTAGTTGCCATTGAAGAAAGAAGTCCTTGTCACTTGACTGGGTGTTGCGCCATAGCATCTACCGCTCGGCGTATAAACTGCTGCTCAGATTGGCTGAGGCGGCGAAGGCTTTGCAATAGGGCTTGTTCTTCTGGGGTAAGGATCAGGCAGGCAATCAGGTGGCGGATGGTGTTCATGCTCACGCCCTCCGGCTCGGTTTCTGGTCGGTGCTGGCGAGCACCTGGTCGAGCTGTTCGCCGAGCAGCCAAAAGGCGCTGGCGAGGAGTTCCGGTTCCATGGGGCCTTGTTGCTCTGCTTCTGCAAAGAACTGGAGCAGGCGAAGGGTATGGCGGGTTTGGTAGAGGCGGAATTGGTCTTCTTCTGTCAGACCATAGGGGCGTGCGGACATGGGTGTAGCTCCTACGAAATGGTGCCTAAATCCGCTGCCCAAACGCCAATTTGGGTGAGCGGAACCGTGCGGGTTGGCGTACCGGTCGTAGGGCCGGCGTGCCCGAAGGCACCCACACACGGCCCGCCCATAACAGGCTTGCCATGCTGCGGACACAAAAAAACCGCGCTAAGGGCGGTTGTGTCCGCCTACGAAAACCGAGACGCCAATCTCGTGTCGCTGGACTTACAGCGACGGGGCAGAAGATAGCCCCGTCGTGCATTTCATTCAAGCCGTTTCTGATTCTGCTGGCTGCGCGGCAGGCGCCTGCTTGCGTTGGTCACGGATAAACATGGCCGTACCGTCGTAGCGCATGTTGATGTCGAACAACTCGGATGCGCGGATGAGGTCGCCCAGTTTCTGGTAACCGTAGTTGACCACTGAGAAGGAGCTGTTGTTGTGGATGTATTCCCCGACCTTGCTCAGGTGGGACCAGCCATCGTCGCCGGCCGTGCGATCTGCCGCGGTGCGGAGTAGTCGAACCATGGAGGTATCGCCGCGGAGTTCGTTGCGGGTTTTCTTCTTTGATTGCTGTTGTTCAACGGGCAGTTTTTCGTCAACCGGAATCAAATTCTCGACATAGATGAAGGAAGAGCAGGCATCGACGAAGGGCTGCGGCGTTTTCTTTTCACCGAAGCCATAAACAGGGAAGCCGCTTTCCTGCAGGCGTAGTACCAGGGGGGGTGAAGTCGCTGTCGCTGGTCATGAGAGCGAAGGCATCGACGTTCTTGCTGTAGAGCAGATCCATGGCGTCGATGATCATGGCGGAGTCGGTGGCGTTCTTGCCCTTGGTGTAGGCGAACTGCTGCATGGGGCGGATAGCACTGGGGTGGAGTTTTTCTACCCAGCCATTGAGGTGGTCGCTTTTCCAGTCCCCGTGGGCATGGCGGACGTTCACCATTCCATACTTGGCCAGCTCGTCCAGCACGCCAGAAATGGCGTTGTGGCTGACGTTGTCGCAGTCGATCAGTAGCGCGATACGTTTTTGTTGCATGGTCACTTCCTTGTACGGCAGGTAGGTACTTGCACCGTGCCACCATTGGTTGGGATTGCGCAAGGCTGTCAGCGGGCGAGGTGATCGAGTAGGCCGTCGCGGATCATTTCCAGATCGGCGCTGCTGAAACCGAGCAGCTCGCGCTTGGCGTACTGCACTTCGGCCTGGCCACGGGCTGGGCGGTCACGTAGGCCGCGCTGGTGAACCTTGGCGATGCGGGCGATGCGCCCGGTGAAGGCGATGGCGATGGAGTCCGCGGTGCTTTGCAGGCGCAGGTTTTTGGCCTGGCGTAGGCGGGTGAACATCTGGCGTTTGATGCGCCCTCGCTTGCCGCGCAATGCCTTGGCCTTGCGCGGGGCGTAGGGGGTGCCGTCCGGGTTGCGCTGGGTGGCGATGCGCTGCTGTTGGTTGCGGCGCAGGTCGCGGCCGATGCGAGTGGTGAGCTTGCGCCGCTCGGCAGGGCTGAGCTTGGCCAGCAGGACGCCGGCCCAGTCTTCCAGGGCTGCGAGGTTGTCGGTCATAGCCCGAAATCCGGCTCGGGCGGGTGGGTGACTTCGAGGCTATCGTCTGGCAGGCGTTTGACGATGACGCGCTCGGTCAGCGGCAGCGTGATGGAGAGGTCTACCAGGTCGTTAGCGAGGATGTCGGCCTCGAAGGCGATGGCGTCTTTGCCTCTCTCCAAGTTTTCGAGCAGGTCGGGCTGGTTGCGTCGTAGCCATGCCAGCAGCGGGATGGCGATGTTGTCGGGGTGGCCGGCGTAGTCGGTGATGATGATGTTGAGGGTGTAGCGATATTCGAACGAAAGCCCCGGCGCGGCGGTGGAGCGGATGTTGCCCTGGTCGATGAAGACGAGCAGCCGCTCGGGGTTCTGCGCAAGTTTTGGGTAAGCAGCGAGCAGGTGGTCGCGCAGGCTGTTGGGTTTGTTCACGGGTCAGCCCTCGGCTGCTGTTGCTGGTACTGGTAGACGGCGTCGACCTGGGCGGCGCATTCGGCCCAGGCGGCGGCCAGGTAGTCGTTGTCGTCGCTTAGGCCTTCGTTATTCTGTGGCGCCGCTGGCAGCAGGCTGCAGGGCGTTACGACGGGACAGCCAAGCACGGTAAGCGTCTGCTCCGGTAAGGGCGGGGCGCTCATGCAGCCGGCGAGCAGCATCAGGCAGAGGCTGCCGCCCCCAATCACTAAAACTCGGGTCATTGCGGCGTATCTCCTGTTTCTGGATCTGGCTGGCGGCATGCTGTTGGCGCACGTCGGCCTGTGCCGTTTGCATGCCTTGCTGGGCGATGCGCAGGGCGGCCAGCTCGCCGCCGAGGCGGACGATGCTGGCAGCCTGGCGGGCGCTGCGCTGCTTGAGTTGGTCGATAAGCTGGCCGTCGCGCTCTGCGCGTGCCGATGCGGCCTGGCTCTGCTGGTAGGTGCCCCAGAGCAGCAGGCCAAGGGCGCCGAGCAGGGCCAGGCCGTAGAGGGATTGGCGGAGGGTGGTCATGGCGACTCCAGCAGCATCTTGATGCTTGAGATGAACAGGAAAATAGCCACGGCAAGAGTGATTGAATCGTCAACGCACCTGCTTGTGTGCTTGCGTTGATAGCTACTTTGCACACGGAAAACGAGCCGGCCGATGGCCAGAGTGCTCAGAATAAGCAGGATGATAGGGATGGCGATCACGCCGCCACCTTCTGCCCACAACCGCAGTCAGCGTGCCGCTGGTAGGCGCGTTCGAGTTTCACGTCGTAGAGGTTGCGGGCGTAGGCCGGGCCGTTGTAGCGCTCGGCGAAGGCTGCCCATTTCTTGGCCTTGAGGGCTTTGTGCAGGATGGGGTCTTTCTCGATGAAGCGGACGAAGGCCTCGAACTGCTGGTTTTCGTCCTGGCTCATGAGGCGCACGAACTCGGCGACGCTGGCATAGCCGAGTCGCGTGGCGTGGTAGCCCATGATCTGGAAGGCGCCCCAGCTTGCCGACTCGTCAGCGCAGAGGGCGTCGAGCATGCGGGCCTGTGCGATGCGCTGGTGTTCGGCGGTTCCGCCGGCGTAGCCGCCCGGCTTGCGGCTGACGAGGTTGGGGTAGGTGAGGGCCAGTTGATCGGCATGGGCGACCAGGGCGGCTGCGTCGTCGCCTTTGTTGCGCACCAGGGACAGGCGAGCGTGCATGACGTGACGCTCGAACAGGGCCTTGGGCTTGCCGTTGGCCAGGAAGCCAGCGCCGGCGCTCTCGACTTCGTTGACGGCATAGACGGTGGCCAGCTCGACGCCGAGGCGCGCAGCGGCGGCCACTAGGGTGGCGTTGCTGAGCAGCTTGGTGCAGTCGGCGCCGGCCAGGGCGGCGAGGGTCTTCTCGCCGGCGCGGCCGTCGACTACAAGGCCTTTCTTGAGCTGGTAGGCGCGGACGGCTTTCTCGGTTATGTCGCCGAAGTCGCCGTCGACCAGCAGATCGGCACCGTTGGCGTTGAGGGCCTTTTGCAGGGCAATGACGACCTGGCCTTTGGAACCGTGTGCGAGGGTGGTGGGTTTGTTCATAGGGTGTCTACCTTGCGTGCTGCGAGTTTGTTGAGGCCGGCGCGCACGCCGTCGGCGCCGATGAGGCCGACCATGCCGCCGAAGAAGGGCGCGACTTCTGGGGGCATACCGAACAGCGGTAGGCCGTTGCTCAGCGCCAGGGTGATCAGGCCGCAGATAAAGCCCTCGCCGAGGGCGCGGCGAATGCTGCCGCCGTTGTAGATGAGGCGGGCCGCGCCGAGGGTGGCCGACAACATGGCGGCGTAGACCAGGGGGTGATGGTGTTCCAGCCAGGCGAGCAGTAGCGCCCAGGTTTCAGGACGGTCAGGCATGTTTGGCATCCGTGCATTCCTCGGCTAGCGAGTGGGCTAGCTGCACGAACGGCAGCCGGTTGATGCGGTGCACGGTTTCACCGAGCAGCACCGGGCTGTAGCGCTGGCCGATGCCGGTAAAGCCCAGGGCGACTGCGCAGAACTCGCTACAGAACATGCGGCGCTCGCTGTGCAGGCCGCTGCCCAGCAGTTGGCTCAGGAAGATGCCGGCCCAGTCGTAGCCTTTGCCTTCGTGATTCTCGAAGACCGCCTCAATCGTGCGGACGTTGGCCCAGGGCACCGGGAGCAGCTCCCAGTGTTCGGGCTTGTAGTCGATGCGCTTGGCGCGGACGCCGCCGTCCATGGCCGAGGCGGACAGCCAGCGGCCGTCGGGCATGACCAGTTCGCAGTGGCTGTAGATGGAGCCCGTCCATGCGCGGATAAGGGCGTTGAACAGTTGGCCCTTGCCCTTGTACAGGGCGAGGGTGACGATGCCGGGTTTCAGTTCCATAGGTTCACCACTTGCGGCTGTTCGGCTTGCGGGGCAGCTTCGGGCAGGTTCACGGCGGTGCCGTGGGGGATGATCGGGCCGAGGTCGGCCAGGCCTGGGTTGGCGTCGAGCACGGCTTCGGTAACGCCGGCCGTGCGGCCGTAGTAGTCCCAGCAGATGCTGTCGACGGTGTCGCCCTGGGCGGCGATGACGGTGGGCATCAGAGCACCTCCACGGTGCTCTGGCTCTCGCCGAGGATGTTGCGCAGTGCCCAGCGGGCGTCGCGGCGGAGCTGGTCGGGGCTGGTTTCTTCTTCGGTGACTTTCTGCGCGCCGCTGTTGGTGGCGTCGTAGCTGCGGTACCGCTCGATCAGTTCGGCCAGGGCGCGGCAATAGACGATGCGGCGATAGAGGTGCAGCACTTGGCTTTCGCCTTTGATCTTCTCGGCCGGTACGTCGGCCAGGGTGGCGTGGCCTTCGGCCTGGCGGGCGGTGCGGTAGTCGGCCAGTTCGCGGTTGGCCTCGATCATGGCGTTGACGGTGGCCACTTCTAGGCGGTCGTCGGTGACGCTGGAGTCGATACGCATGGCGGCGCGCAGCTTTTGGCCGTCGATGGCGGGCCAGAACTCGGCGTTGCTGATGGGGTACGGGGCGTTTGGGGTGCCGCCCGCTACGAACGCGCTCATGGTCGCCTCGGAATTAGTCGGCGGTGGTCGGGGCGTCACAGCTTGGGAATGAGTTACCAGCTGATCAGCCCCGAGCCGCCGGGTGCGTGGGACGCTCGGTTAGCCGTTGTCGGCGTGTTTCTTGAGGAGGCGGTCGACGCGCTCCATATCCTTTTTGGCGCCGCAGGCGCTGTACAGGCTGATGGCCTTGCTCAGGTATTCCTTGGCGTTGACGAGGTTGCCCAGGTCTTCGCCGCTGGCATCGTCCTTGACCTTGAGCGCGTACAGACGACCGATGGCCAGCATGAGCTTGGCGCGGGCGGCGTCTGGCATGTCGTGGCGGGCGGTGAGTTCGTTGGCCTGCAGGGTTATTTCAATGTCGAAGCCGTTGCCGGCCTTGAGGGCGCGGAGGGCGGCTTCGGCGATCTCTTCGGCAACCACACAACCGGTGGTGCGGTTGAAGCGCTCGGGCATTTTCAGCGCGTGCTGGAGCACATAGGCCGCAGCCTCCAGCCCGCCGATGAAGTCGCCAGCGTCGAAGCGCCAGAGCATGACGGTGACGAAGACTTCGTCTTGCGCGCCCTTGCCGCCGGCGAGCACGCCGGCAACGTAGTCGGCGTATTCGGGCAGCATCTCGGCCTTGAGTAGCGCTTTGTTCTGGTTGGACTGCACCTGTTTCAGGCGCAAGTTATCCTGTTGCAGCTTGGCGAGCATGAGCTCGTAGGTGGTGAGCCCGTCCATGAGCGCCGGTGGTGCGGTGCGTGCCGATTCCGCTTCGGCACGCTTGCGCAGTTGGGTGCGTTGGGCAAGGGATGCCATGGCTTAGACCTTCTCGATGTTCTCGACCAGGGCGACGGCGCCGAAGTCTTCGATGACATAGGCCTCGTTCGAGGATTGGTAGTCGGCGACCTGATCGAAGTCCGGCTCGTCACGGATGTGGCGACGGCGCTTGCCGCTCTGGACGTAGAGGGACAGGTTGCTCAGCGGGGTGATGAGTACGCCGCCGTCGATGAAGAACGGGGCGTCGTGCTCGATGGGCAGGCCGCCCAGGCGACCCTTGGTGACCACTTCGTCGGCGGCGTTTTCTTCGACGTTGGACGCGGCGCCTTTCTCGACTGCCCGCAGCTGCTTTTCGTGCAGTAGTTGCGGGTCAACGATCACGACCAGGTCTTTGCGTTTGCGGTGCCACGGGTCCAGCAACTGGATGGCGTCGAACACCAGGCCGTCGAGGGTTTGGTAGTCGTCGGTGCCAGTCGGATTGGCGGCGCTCTTTACATTCGGGCCGATGCGCACTTTGCCAGCCGTTGCGCCTTCGTTGATAACGCGGTCGGGAGCGCGCAGACGAATTTTTTCCAGCCAGCCGATGTTCACGTCTTCCAGCATCGGGTTGGCGTCGAGGTCGGTGTCATCCGCCACGCTGGTGCCGTTGAAGCCGATCATGATGCGATCCAGGCCCTGCTGCACAGCGATGGAGCTGGACAGCATGGTCTGGAACTCGGGGAACTTGGCCCAGGCGTCGAGCTTTGCGTAGGGGAAGGCGGTGTCGAAGTTGGTTTTCTTACAGGCGTAGGTGTCTTTGCTCAGGGCGCTGACATCGCGCGGCTGACGCTTCTTGCCGGTTGTCGGGTTGGTTTTGGTACGGCTGGCAGTCGGGCCGTTGACGCCGAGCAGGATGGCCTCACCTTCGGGTTCGTCGACCGGGATGATGTTGATTTTGGTCAGGAAACGGTTGGATTCCTGGATCGCTTTTTCCAGCTTCTGCGCCGGGGTCGGGGCGACGGTAAAGGTTTCCGTGGCCGATTCGACCTCGTTGATTTTCGCCTGGGTGGCAAGGTAGCCGTTGAAGGCGATGCGGGTGTTCTTCTGCATGGTGTTACTCCGAACTGGTGGCGTGGTGGCGGCTGTTGATCAGTACTCGGCGACGACTTGGGCGTTGCCGCCGGGGTTGACCGGCCGCTGGGGTTGCTGGCTGTGGTCTTCGGTTTCGCTGAGGCGCTTGACCAGGTCGGCGACCTCGGTAGCCAGCTTGTCGTGGGCTGCCTGGAGCTTGTCGTGGGCGGTCTGCACGCTGGCGAAGGCGTCGGCCTGCTTGGCGCCGTGCTCGGCCAAGCTTTCGATCATTTCGCCCAGTTCGGCGAAGTGAGCGGCGTCCTTGCCTTCCTTTTCCTTGCTCAGTTTCAGCAGTTCGCTGAGGCGGGTTTTCAGGCCGGCGAACATGCTGGGGGTGTCGTCGATTTCCTCGAACTCAAGGGCCGTTTCTTCGGCAGCGGAGAAGAGGTTGTCTTTGTCCTGTTTGCGGTTGGCCAGGGTGCCGTTCTTGGCACTGAACTGGAGCATCTCGGTGCCCAGGCTGGCGGGGCTGTCGGTGATGGCCAGGCCGACCAGGTATGCCTTGCCGGTGTCGGCGAACTTGGGGTTGACCTCAATGGAGGTGTAAACCTTCTGCCCCTTCTTGTTCAGCTCGATCAGGGTGTCGGTGGGCACCATCTGGGCGAACAGGGCCAGTTTCTTCTTGCCGTCAATGTCGACCTCTTCGGCCTTGAGGGCGACAACGTCGCCGTATGCGCCGAAGTCGCTACCCGGCCAGACGCCGCGCAGGTGCTCACAATTCAGGCGAGCGCCGTAGGTATTGGGGCTGTACTGCTGGGCCATCTCCTGAATCCATTGGCGCTCGATGTTGCGGCCATCGGTGGTGGCGCCTTCGACGGCAATGCGGGTCCATTTGGAGACGGTTTTCTTGGTGGCGGCCATGCGGGGTGATCCTCGGTGCGGGTTTCGCGTTGAGGGCATGGTCGGCAGGCTGGGCACAGGCGGCAACGCGCTGAGCCTGTAGCGGGGCGCGGTACAGGGCGTGCTGGTAGGGGCTCGCGCGCGTGAGCGTCAGCATCGGCGCCATGAATGCCATCGTTGATTTGCCCACCGATCACCGCCGCCACGCCAAGCACTTGTACTGGCAGGGCTATCGCGTGTGCGAAATCGCCGAGCTGATCGGCGAGAAAGAAAAGACCCTGCACAGCTGGAAAACCCGCGACGAGTGGGACAGGGCCACGCCGCTGGAGCGTATCCAGGCCGCCACCGAAGCGCGGTTGGTGCAGCTGATCCTGAAAGACCCGAAGTCGGGAGCCGACTACAAGGAAATCGACCTGCTGCACCGCCAGTTGGAGCGGCAGGCGCGGATTGATCGCTTCCAGAAGGGCGGCACCGAGGCCGAGCTAAACCCGGAACTGGACAAGCGCAATGCCGGGCCGAAGCGTAAGCCGAAGCGCAACGACATTACCGAGGAACAGACCGAGAAGCTGGTCGAGGCCTTCCTTGAAGGGTGCTTCGATTACCAGCTCGACTGGCACCGGGCGGGCAACCAGCGCACGCGGGTCATCCTGAAAAGTCGCCAGATCGGCGCCACGTTCTACTTCGCACGCGAGGCGCTGATCGATGCGCTGATCACTGGGCGTAACCAGATTTTCCTGTCTGCGTCGAAGGCGCAGGCGCATATCTTCAAGGCGTATATCCAGGCCTTCGCGCGGGATGTGGTGGGGGTGGATCTGGCTGGCGATCCGATCATCTTGCCGAACGGCGCCGAGCTGCATTTCCTGGGGACGAACGCGCGCACCGCCCAGGGCTACCACGGCAATTTCTACTTCGACGAGTTCTTCTGGACGTTCAAATTCCAGGAGCTGAACAAGGTCGCCAGCGGCATGGCGATGCAGAAGCGCTACCGCCGGACGTACTTCTCGACGCCGAGCAGCATGGCGCATGAGGCGTACACCTTCTGGACGGGCGAGCGGTTCAACAAGGGCAAGCCGTCGGCCGAGCATATCAACCTGGATGTGAGCCACGCGGAGCTACAGCAGGGTCGGCTGTGCGAGGACTCGATCTGGCGCCAGATCGTGACGATTCTGGATGCGGCCGAGGGCGGCTGCGACCTCTTCGACATCGACGAGTTGCGGCGCGAATACGACGCGGCGGCGTTCCAGAACCTGCTGATGTGCCAGTTCGTCGACGACGGGGCGAGCATCTTCCCGCTGAGCATGCTTCAGAGCGGCATGGTGGATAGCTGGGTCGATTGGGATGACTTCAAACCGCTGGAGATGCGCCCGTTTGGCTCGCGCCAAGTGTGGCTTGGCTATGACCCTGCGGAGAGCGGCGACTCGGCCGGCTTGGTGGTGGTGGCGCCGCCGGCGGTACCGGGCGGGAAATTCCGCATCCTGGAGCGCCACCAGTTTAAGGGCATGGACTTCGACAGCCAGGCCAGGACGATTCAGAAGGTTACCCAGCGCTATTGGGTGACCTATATCGGCATCGACACCACCGGTATCGGCAGCGCAGTGGCGCAGCTGGTGCGCCAGTTCTTCCCCGGCCTGACGACGTTCAGCTACAGCCCCGAGGTGAAAACGCGCCTGGTGATGAAGGCGTGGCATGTGATCAGCCAGGGCCGCCTTGAGTTCGACGCTGGCTGGACGGACATGGCGCAGTCGCTGATGGCGATTCGCAAGACGGTTACGCCGGGCGGGCGGCAGTTCACCTACACAGCCGGCCGCAACGACAACACAGGCCACGCCGACTTGGCGTGGGCGCTGTTCCACGCTTTGCACAACGAGCCCCTGGAAGGCCAGACAGCCGCCAACACGGGCGTTATGGAGTTCTATTGA